CAATTAACAAAAGGAAAGGTCTTCAATCCTTATACAGAGCAGATGTTTAGTAATGTGCAGTTCAGAACACACGCATTCAATTTTAAAATGTTTGCTCGTAATGAAGACGAGTCAATAGAAATTGCCCATATTATTAAATACTTGAAGCAAGGTGCCTTACCCTCATATGGAGAGGATGATGAGGGCAAACAATCTAAAAGATTTTTTGAAGTACCTGATAAATTTGATATTAAATTTGTTCGTATGGATCCTTCTGGAAGAATGAAAAGTGTTTCCGAGGACTTACATTTTAAAATTCACACTTCAGTTTGCACTGGTGTTGATGTAAATTACACTCCAGATGGTCAATATAATGCAGTTAAAAATAGTACTTTAGGAGTTGGATCGGATACACCGCTACAGGTTCCTGCAGTTACAGTAAATTGCAAATTCACCGAAACTAAATTTGTAACACAATCAGAGATTAAAGAAGGGTTTTAAAAATGGCAGGTTATTTCTCATATTTTCCAAATGTTTATATTGCCGAAGGCGTCAAAGATGACGAGGCATTTAAGTTTCGATTGACAAAAAATCTGTTCAGAAGACTTACGGTACGTGATGACTTAAATCAATACGTCACATTATTTGAAGCGTACTCAATTGAACCTGGAGAAACACCAAGTAATCTCGCAAATAAACTATATGGAGATACTTTCTTAGATTGGACAATTCTTTTAATTAATGATATTACTGACGTATATGAGCAGTGGCCTAAAGAGTCTGAGCACTTAGAAAGTTACGTTGCCGAAAAATATGCAGGTAATGTTGATTCTATTCATCATTGGGAGACAAATGAACAAATTATGAGTGACGGAACAGTTTTTATAAAACAGGGTATTGAAGTTACAGAAAGTTTTAGATCTGATATTCCTAATGAAGGAGTAAGAACAAAAGAAGAATCAATTTATCCTGTTACAAATTACGAGTATGAATATTTTTTAAATGAACAAAAAAGGCAAATTCAAATTCCTACGGGAAATGTGATAGATCTTATGACTGATCAATTTGAAGATTTGATGGCATATGAACCTCATGCTGAACTAGATGAGACAAATAATAAGAAAACTCCAATGAATAGTGTAATAAGATTCTTAAATACTATTGGTTCTCCTACTTATGGATCAAGAAGAACCTTCTCAAGAGATGATAGATCAACCGCCACTTTCGATAATGGACCAACAGCATCTTCAGTTGCATCAGTTGGGGTAGCAGGTTCCTCTATTTCTGTTGTCAGCACCAGCAGCGGTGGTACTACATCTTCAAGCAGCAGCAGTAGTAGTAGCAGTAGCAGTTCTTCTTCAAGCAGCAGCTCTAGTAGTAGTTCTAGTAGCAGCAGTTCTAGTAGTGGCAGTTCTAGTGGTTATGGATACTGATCCCAACGAAGATTATATAACTATAGACATAACAAAAGACGGACTTGCACTTATGTACAGGTCCGTCTGTTTTCATTTGGATAAATGGCCTGGTGGCGATTCTTATGAGCAACAAGGACTCATGTTAATGAAAGATAACTTATTTCGTCTTATGTTAGAGAGTCAATTTAGAAAACCTTAGAAACCCAAAAATTGGCGGAGATTTTTTCCGCCGTTTCAGGGAATCAAAAGTCGAATTTCGTTTTAACCCCCATCAATTTGACATCCTGCCATTGCACCACCGACAATACCTAGAGGGATTGCCCAGATACGTCCATCACCTCTAGATAATGCTGCACCTGCTCCACCTCCAGCAATACCACCTAGGATTGAACCTTCAATACAAGAATTGTCATCTGTATTTGGACTTGCGGTATTGTTTTCATGCCTATGGTAATCTTGGATACGATCACGTTTACAAGGTACTGATACCCGTTTTTTATATGATTTAACATATCCAGGATTGCCCATGTTACCAGGAATATATTCTTCCCTGTACACTTTCTTGAAGCATTTTTCTTGACGAGCATAACCAGATTTTGACTGATATGCTTCGCGATTAGATCGATCGCCAATACTTTCTGCACTAACAGGTAGAGCAGAGAGTAGCATCAGAGTAGCAAGTGCAATTTTCATCAATCTTCCTCAGCAAGTTTAGCGAAGTAGGAAAGATCAACATCATCAGACTCTACAGGAGAAGCAGCTACTGCACTCTCACGAAAACCTGTGATATCAGCATCATTGAAACCACCAGAGACAGGGGCAGCAAAGACTTCTTCTTGAGATTCATCAACAGAAACTGCAGATGTGGCAGACTTACCAAGAACCAGATTTAGACGTGCTGTAAGTTGCTCGTAAGACTTAAAGTTCTTAGTGTCTTCAAACTCTGCCAAAGAGTAACCATCTTTCCAAATAGACTCTAGTTTATCGTCATCAAACTGACCAAGAGTTCCAGGTGCAGAGAACTCAGACTTATCGTAGTTCCAATAACCATCAACCTTGCGGATCTTCAGTTTGAAGTCAGCACCCTTCCAGAAGTTGAAAGGATCGATAGGTGATTCGTCAGCAAATGCAGGTTGCATTGCTTCAACCAACTTATCAAAGATCTTTTTACCGAACTTGTAGAGGAAGACACGACCCTCATTCTCGGGGTGAGCAGGATCGGTAACAACATAGATGTTGCTGTAGTAGGAGAGTTTACGCTTTTGAGCGCGAGCGATCTCCTTATCGCTATCACGACCACTGTTCCACAGTGAACGATTCATTTCACCAACAGGATCATCCTTACCAATAGTGGTGAGAGAGTTTTCAATGTACCACTGTCCGCCAGGACCCTTGAATGCGTGACTCCAGACCTTCGCCCAAGGCATATCTTCGCCATCAGGAGCAGGGAGGAATCGGATGACTGCGTATCCATTACCAGACTTATCAAGTTCAGGTTTCCAGAAACGTTCGTCGGCAGAAGAACCAGCAGCAGTAGGCTGACTCAGTTTATCAATCTCTCGGGTGAGTTTTGCAAAGGTATCACCTTTAGATGATGCCTTCTTGAGAGAGGCAAATGACATGTTTGTATTCTCCGTATTTTGTGTGTGTTTTGTTTGCTACTAGGTTATCGTAGCATACTATTTAGTCGTTGTCAATCTCCCGTTGTGCCGCTGCTTCAAGTGTCTCTAGCAGCGACTCCATGCACTCAGCAAGGTCTTGATACCCAAAAGCATTTGACAAGGCATTGATCCTGGTTTTCATGTCTGCTGCTTCAGTATCTTCAGATGCAGCAAGGCATAATCTACCATAAAAAGTTTTCTGTTTATCGATAAGAACCTTACAGTCTAAAATATGATCTAACTTTTCTTCTTTATTCATAGTCCCAAGTTGGGAGGTCATAGATGCAATTTCTTGATATGTTGTGAAAATATCTTGTAGGTTTGACTGTACTTGTTCTGACTTAAAAAAATTACTCATAACTTCGTTCGTATGACTGTTAATATGACTCCTCTGTATTTTGTACAATCAATATTTAAGAAAGGTTTATATTTTAATACCATCTTTCTTACGTCTTTCCAAATTGGATCGGATAATTTTCTATCAAACCGATCAATATATTTTAAGCAACACTCAAATACAACAAGTGTTTCCAATGATATCTTACCAGAAAGGTAATGTTTAAGGAGTCTGGGGTGTTGACCTTCTCTGACTTCAAAGATTTTATCAAACTTATCTTGATAAGGTGCATCAAAATCTGTTAATATAAAATCAACTTCCTGTCTAAATTTATAAGAGAAAGACTCTTGTTTTGTTTTCCAACTGATGTAATTATCATCAGTAAATGATTTTATATATCCTTTAGGATCATGCATAAAATTAGCGACAAAGTAATTAAGGATTTCATTGTCCCCATACTTAGTCGCTAATTTTTTAAAGAAGTAACGATCACGACGTTCTTCAAAGGATTTTTCAGAGACATTTACTTTGCCTCTGTATTTTATGTAATCATATTTGTCATTAGTGAAGTGCATTCGTAATGCAAGGTACATCTTATACACTTCATATCCAGTCACAATGGTAGAACTCCTTTAGATCGTTTCTTCATGTAGTTTAGACGCTCTGCTTCATGTCGCAAGCGTTCTTTTAGTGGTTTTGACATTAGTTTAGGAACAGTTTCAATCTCAATTTCATTTTCTTGGCAGTAAGTTACGACTGCTTCAATGTATGAA